CCTTCATCCACAAGCTTGTTAGTTGCTTTTCTTGCCATGAGATAAGTGTCACCTCTCCAATAAAGAAATGATTGTTTCGACACGCCCTTCAAGTCGATTCAATCTGTCATTCATCGATGAACCACCATTAGGTTTAAGTTCAGCAAGATAATGTTTTACAAGCCAGCGGATTGATCCAACAAAGCCAGTAACAATTGAGATAACTGCAACTGCAAGAGCCGCCCAGTTAAGGGCGCTCATTACTTCTGAATGCCCATGCTCAGATCGTTAGGATTTAACCAACGAATTACTGGTGGCAAGCATGATGAAAGTCCGGCAGCGATTAACGCCTTTGGCTCTGTAACACCAGCTGCTGCAAGTGATAGAACTGCTACTAAGAATGCTCTAGCCCATGAGCCTGCTGCTACTTTAAGGTCTTTCATTTATTTGCTCCTAGCATTGGGATGTCGAACCAACGACCATTCTGATCGCCTTCTTTAGTGAATGAAATATGGATGTGATGATCGTGGCGGTTAATCCCATCATAAGTACGCCAACTCCAAGATTTCTTAGCGGAAGCGATCTTGCCTGCATAGATGACGTAACTAATTCTCTTCTCACCTGACTTGGCGCATAGGCGTATTTGGTCGGCAAGATAAGCACCTGTGCTGGGGCGTGAGTCGAAATCCTTATCCACATCAATAGCCCTGACGATTCCGTCAATCGAATCGGGATTGTGGTCACTCTTACGATTGGAGTGTGCGGCATCGCCTATCCAACCATCGGATTTTTTGTCGCGGTCAGGGAACGCATCATCGATTTGTTCTCTGAGTTGCTGACCAGCTTTGCACAGTATTGGTTTCATTATCCGAGAATAGTTTGAAGTTCTTCTTCGGTTAAACCAAGTCGCGCCAAAATAACAGCTTTTTCTGCCTGCGCTTTTATTGCTGCATCCGCGTAAGCTTTTGCTTTTTCCTGAGCATCTAACCGAGCTTTCGTTTCCTCAGCGGTTTCTTCTCGCTCAATAATTGTTTCCTCGCCCGTTGAAACATCATATATTTTTTGTGTTATTTTCATTTTATCCTCACGCACTTCCATATACATAAATTGTTCCTGCTGTGAAATTAGTAGTCGAACTGGTGCTTATTGTTATGCTTGAAATGGTGTTAGAACTTCTAAAAGAAGCAATTTGAACTCTTGATGCCTGTCCTGATCCGCCATTTGCTCCTGCACCTGAAAAATAATAACCAACTTTAGTTCCAGTCGAATTACAACCAAAAAGCATCATACCACCAGAAAAAATACTTGCTGCGTTGCTTGAGGTATCTGCAAGTTGAAATTGATCTCCGCCAGAAGTTCCTGAAGTACTTTGACCTTGAACAGTTGTGGCATAGGTAGCGGGTGCTAATCCTCTTGATCCTGAATTATCATAAAGACTACCAGTACTTACAGCGTTCAATCTAAGATAGATGCCATCTGATGCTGTTGTTGAAACTCCACCAGTCACATTCACCCATAATGTGCTCATACCTGAAATTCCTGAAATTGTAACTGCACTCGAACCAGACAATGCTGTGCCGCCAGCGTTGATTAAGCTAAAACTTGGTGCTGCCGCACCTAAAGCAGTCCAAGTTGAACCTGTGTAATATTGAGTTGCATCGGTATCTTTCAAATAAGATACTTGACCTTCTTGTGGAGAAGTAATTGCAGCACTTCTTGCCGCTGAACTTGCAAAGACAAGAACTCCTTGCATTAAGTATCCGTTTGTGTCTGCCGCTGTTAAGACTTCACCTGTGGTAAATGTCTTAAAGCCTAGTCCTGCTGCCATTTCTACTCCTTAGTAACTTAGAACACTGGTATCAAGGATACCTGATAATGTCGAATCGAGAATGAACCCATCGATGATAGGTTCTAGTGTTGTGAACTCTGTTTTCCATGTGGTTGGAGTAATTTGATGGGCTACTCCAAATACCTGAAATGTCTTAGATAGGGTTGATGTGCCCATAGCTGCAGGCTGGGTTGTCGTAACAGTTACAGGATCAAAAAAATCTAGATTAAGAGCTGCAACAATTCCAGCATCATAGTTGGCTGTATAAAGGTCAAGGGTTATAGCATCGCATCGAACTGTCGTTTCTGCTCTGGAAGCTACATAAGCCAAAGCGTAATCAAGAGCAACTGCATCTGTCTGCATAAGCAAATTTTGCTGGTTGTATGAGTGAGTAAAATACTTCGCTATAGAAGCGGCGTTTGTAGCAGTCTGAGTTGTGCCACCTGTTCTAGTGACCTGAGCTGAGTTATAGACGAGGACATCGTTAAGAATCCACACAGCATTAAAATAAGGGATTTGAGTGCCGTTATCGTTAAAGGCTACAGGAGTACCTGTAAAGCTGCCTGTTGTATAGCCTCTATCTTGAAATGTGAATGCTCCGGCAGGGCTTACATACAAACTTCCATATTCGCTGATTTCAACTTTTTGCATGGCTTCTAGGGCTGTTCTAGCCGTACCAGGATCTGCCTGCATGGTTGTTAGTCCTGTGTCAATATCTCGCATAGAAGCAGGCCAACCAATCTGGTCTAAAATTCTGCCTATTCGAGTTCCTGAATACTCACCAGCAACTGCTCCGGTGACTGTTGAAATCTGGGCATTTTGTGCCAGTCTAAAAGCATCTACAGCTGTGATAGTGGTATAAACAACATCGCCAACAAATTGTGGTGTAGTTGTTGTGTAACTTGTAATAAAGCCAGCAAAAATTGGATAAGTGACAGAGTTCCAAGTAGCAGTTATTTGCACCTTACGCATTGGATTTAGCAAATTGTAATATGGAGAATTTACGTTTTGACTGTTAAAATCACCGTTTTGATCAACAATGCGAAGGCTCAACTCACCTGTTTGAAATTGGTCTGCCTGAGCATTTCGACCGCGCCTAGTGCTAATCGCATTGACTTGACTAGATACATCGACAATTACAGATGTGCTATCAGCTAATACATTTATGCCTAATTGACCTTCATCCAAAATCATGGCTTGTGCAAAGCCTGGCCCTGTTGAAAAGTTAATTACAGCATTGATTGTTGGTACTGCCACTAGATTGCCCCAGCGTAAGTTGTTGAGCTTCCGTATCTATTAAGGTTTTGAATAGCGTTTTGTACAACAGTTGCAATTTGTTGATCGCCTATTCCTGTTGCGTTAATTGTTATATTATTTACACTTTGTCTGGCTAAAGCACTTAAATGAGAATCGCCAAATCCCATTGAGTTTAAGCCGGTAGCAGGCAAACCCGCTGCGGCATTACCTGCTGATTCACCTAATCGTGCTGACCCAGCATTGAATGGATAAGTTATTGCTGTAGACACTGGTTTAGTAATTCCTACTGCTGCCTGTAAAGCAGCTAAACCAGCTTGAGTTTTATCAAGCAAAGCGTTGATTGCTTCTAGTAAAGCATCTCTAAATGCCTGAAGAGCATCAGTTGTTTCATCTACTTTTGCGATTTGACCAGCAAGAGCTGCGTTCTGATCTTTAATTGCAATCAGAGATAAAAGTCGCATCTTTGTTTCTTCATTATTTGCTTGGTTGAGAGCAGAAAATAAACCAATGCGCTCTATATCAAACTTCTTTTCTAGTTCTTGAAGGGCTAACTGATCTCCTGTTAAAACAAGTTTGCGAGCCGTATTGTTGTTATCTATTGTGCTAAGAGTGTTTTTAGTCTTTTGCAATTTGATAGCATCAGCGTTGGCTTTATCGATTGCCTTGCGTTGTCCAGGCGATTGCGCTGGAGTTCCGGCAGATGCTGCTTTGCTTGATGCACCAAGTTTAGTTACCAATCCAATGCCGCTGACAGATGCAAACGCACTAAGCAAATCACCTAGAACGCCAGAGCCAGGAATAGATTTCAACTTAGATATAAGGATTGAAACGCCAGTAATAGCATTGCCAACCTGAGTTGCAAAACCCTCAATGGCTGATGTCGCTTGTCCAATACCGGTATCGCCTGACAGCAATCTCATGGCATCGACTAAATCTTTACCAATAATCTCTTTAGCGTTATTGGAAGCAATAGTTAATTTATTAAGTGAACCCTGATAACCATCTGCCGCTGAAGTTGCTTGTCCTGCAAAGAGTTCTGTTAAGCGTTCTTGAATAGTTAAAAATGAACTACTTGTTAATTCTGCTTTGGATAAGCCAACACCTAAACGCCCAAGTGAAGCGTTATTGCCTAGATAAGCCTTTTGTAATCCCTGAGAAACGGTAGTTAAATCTTTGCCTGTTCCTGCACTAATATCTAAAGCAAGATTGAGAAGTTTCTGAGATTCAGTAATTGAACCTGTGGCACGAAGCAGACGATCCATCGCTGGACGGAGTTCATCATCTAGAACGCCAGTCTGTTTCTCCAAGTTTGAGATGTACATATTGACTGCTGATGAAGCACCAAAGTAATCAAGATTTAGATTCTTTAGAGTCATGCCTAATGATCGAGCGGCGTTTTCATCAGCTGCAAAAGCCTTGACTGCTTGCTTGCTGTAATTGACTAGGGCAGTTGCACCGAAGGCAACACCAAAAGTTGCAGCAAAGTTGCGTACAGTTTTAGTTAATTTATTAAGGGCAGTTTCTGCCTGCTTGAAACCTTTGGCATCAAACTTTGAGCCTAGAAAAATCTCTGGTAATGCCATTAGGCTGCCTTCCTAAACGTTGTAGATTTGCTTCTAGTCATAAAGGTTGTGGTTGCTTTGTCGATTGCTCGCATTGCTGCGCCTTCTGCTACGCCCCTTGATTCAGCCCAAGCGCGATAAATTAAACGACCGCGACCTTTAAGGCTTGAAACAAGTGGGGGCAAATTATTGATGAATTGCTCTCCAGCTTTAGGGTTAATTGAATGAGAGTACTTGTGACCTGCTGGCCCATTAGGGCCAACCCAAGGCTGACCTTGTGGATTTTTTACACCGGCTTGTTCATATATAGCACCAGCTCTGCTTTTATTGTAAATCTTAGCCATGCTAGTAAATCCGTTTTTGTTTCTTTTTGTAACACCAGTTGAAAATCCAATACCTTTACTAATTACAAAAGCATTGTATTTAGGGAACATTCCTGTGGATGATGATTTTTCATTCCAGTTGGTCATAGAATTGGCTTCTACATAACCACGAGCTTTGCGAACAACTGGAGATAAAGCCTTCCGAAGTTCTGCTTTTAACTCTTTATCTAAATCAGGAGCGAACTGGCGTAATGCCTTGCGTAGATCAGAGTTACCTCTTAGTTCTACGGCTGGCATTTGCTATCTCCTTTGCATCATCTTGCAGAACCTTGATTAGGTTTTTAAGCATTACTTCATCTAGCTCTAATAATTGTGTTGGCGCGATCCCGAGTCTGACGCTTAATTTAGCAATCAGATAGGTGATCGAGTCGCGCCCTAAGCCAAAGGGTCGTCATCAAGAACTTCAACCGAAGTCAATGTTTCGATGAACGATTCTCCGAATGGCTTAACAGTTTCACCCGAACGGCGGATACATTCCCAGGCTAGCCAGAAGATATCGCTCTGTTTCTGGTCTTCGATGAACGCTTTGTGAAAGCCCTTCTTAGCGTAAATCTCAAAACCATACTGCACCAATGGAGTGATTGGGTATTCGCCAACTGATCCATCTGCCCTTGTTACTTTTAACTTTGCCATGCTGTGCCCCTTTGTTTAGTTGTTTAGAAAGTACCTGTTGTGGCTACTGCAACTGTTGAGTTAGCAGTAAATGTGATTGATTGTGTACCAATATCGCCAACAGCACCATTGATGTCTGTTGTGTTATTGACTAACAATGAAACTGTGTAGAGAGGGTTTGTAGCAGAAACTGCTGTTCCCTTTGTCTGTAGGAATACGCAGGTTACTGTTGTTCCCCATGCAGCTTGAAGTGTCGCAAGGACATTTGCTGATGCTGTGTCATTTAGGAAGTCGATTGTTACAGTAGATGCTTCCAAGCCTTTTACGAACTTGTGTGAGTTGTCACCCATTGCTGTTACTTCGAGTTCATCAAATGAACGGTTGATTGTTACTGCTGTTACATGGTCGCTTAGATCAACGGTGTTAATCTTAACGCCGACATTGTTATTCAGAAATACAGCCATTAGGATTATTCCTCGTCTTTCTTAGTAGATGCTGGCTTTGGTGCTGGTGTGCTAACCTGCCCGATTTTCTTCAGGAAGGCTTCATTCTCTAGTTCCCATTCGGACATATTAACTCCAGGTGGTTAGAACGGATAGTGACATCTCGCAAGTAAGCAGATCACCGGATGCGGCGTTAAGAACGCTTGGCTGGCTAACTGCTCCCACATTATAGGTCAAGGTGGATGCTGCGAGTTTGTTGAACACACCTATTAAGGCATCTTCAATTCCATTGAGATTGCCCTCATTATCAAACAGCGGCACAGTAATAATTATCTTAAAGTTTGCTGTTGGTGCAATCGTGTTGTGCTGGTTATTGTTTGGTTCTAAATATGGATCAGAAGGAGCAACAATTACTGAGTTAGCCAAGACTGTGGCTGGTGGAAATGCAAAGGTTTGCCACTTTGTATTATCGACTAAAGCAGTCGCAATTGTGGTTCTAAGAGTAGTGAGAGCAACTGGCATTATCCGACCATCGAACGCGGATCAAGGGCGTGAGCAATAAGCCCTCTCACCTTTGCTAAGAGTTGTGCAGACATTCTGTATGGTGATGGCTGAAAATCTACCAAGTTTGACCCACCGAGAGTAGCTGTGCGAGCCTGCCAAATATCTACTGAAATCATAAGGGCTGCATTTTGGACTGCGGTGTCTGTTGTCCAATCTGTGTAAGTTGTTGTGCTAACTGTTCCATAAGGGTAAATAGGATGATAACCCTGGACAGTTGAATGATTAGTTGTAACAGTTAATGAATATGCACCAAGTCCAGTAATTGTCTTTGTGCCATTGTAAGAAGTACCAGAATTGGCAATAGTTACGCTTTGACCTACATAGAATGTGTCGCGTACTGGCTCATCAAAATAAAGAGTGCCTTCGCCGACAATGTTGCTGTGTGCTACTGAGAACCACTTAGGAGCCCATAGCATTGGAAGAAGAACTACATCTGCTGCATCGCAGACTTCCTGCAAAACGGCATCTGTATACAAAGTACCGACTCCGAGTGTGGTGCGGAGTTCTGAAACTGTTGTCAATGCCATTCCATATCCTTTCTAAAGACTGGGAGTGGAGCAAGGGCTGCGCCCCACTCCCAGCGACTTAGGGTGTTACTTACGCCTTGTTGTTCTTAAACGCACCAGCTCCGACCTTAGTCGCGATTGCGCCAAAGCCGTAGTAACCGATGGTAATTGAACCTGCTGCTGTTGATTCAGCGCGTAGGCGGTAGTTTGGTGACTCGTACCATGTGTAAGCATCTGGGTTCACAATAAGGATTGATCCGTCTGTGTCTGTTCCAGCTGCTGTGTTTGGTGTGACGTACAAGTTCAAGCCCGCGACGTTGCCTTGTAGTGCTGTAGGAACTACAGAACCGCCAGCGTTCATTGGGTTTGATGCTGTGTAGATTGGACGACCATTGTCGTTAAGAGTCATAATGTTTGACCATTGTGATGTATTAACAATCATGTTGCGAGCAAATGGGTTTGAAAGTCCAAGTGTTGCTGCATAAACAGAAGCTGAACCGCGAGCAACAACTCCGAGAAGTTCTGCTGCTGTTGGGTAAGTTACTGTTGTTGTTGCATCTGCTGTAGCGCCAGTAATAAGTGCTGCGTTTACTGCTGCATCTGTTGCCTTTGCATAAGCTGCGCCCATGTTGCGCACTAGCTCATCGAAGAATGCTGGAGATGTACGATCTAGCAATTCAACAGAGAATGTCTGTTGTCCGGCATACTTCTTTACAT